TGGGAGCCGGCCCATTGAGCTTGAGACTGGGAAATGGACGATTGCAGGCCGACCAACAAGCCTTCCAGGCGTCCCAGGCGATCAACGATCGCCATGGTGGTTGACTGATCAGATTCGCCCATGGGCCGGAGCATTCAATCCAGTCTGCCGAGCTCGGGGGATCAAGGGTGACGACATAGAGAACTTCAGATTTATTTTGTCCTAGTGTGAAGTTGGTTTATGACAGCACCCACTCCAGGCTTTCCCGCGCCGGGGTCGCCGGGTCGTCCGGCAGGAACTGGCCCTCCGGGTCGCGGGCCTGGATCACTCGCCACTGGCTGCCGTCCGGGGCGGACCAGGTCTGGCCGACCGACTGGGCGAAAGGGCGGGTGAGCTCGATGATGAACGGTGCGGGCAGGTGGCAGGCGACCGCCAGGGCGCCGATCGTGATCAACAGGTCGGCTGGGATCAGGCCAGCGGCCCGCAGCGCGCGCCAGGTGGCATGGAAGTCGCTGGCGTCACCACCGGCAGCCACGGCCATCAGGGCTGCCGGCAGGGCCAGCACGGCGCTGGGGGCCACCGGCAGGGCCTGGGCCAGGGCGGTGTTGGCGGCAGGGTCCGACAGAAGGGCAGCCTTGAACCGCGCCCAGTCAGGCGCCGGGGCGTTGGCGGCATCCCAGGCCGCGATGTGCTCGGGCGAGGCGGGGATCACCTGCCACCGCTGGCTGTAGACGCCATCGGCGTCGGGCTCGGGGGGTAGCTCCTCAATCTGCTCGGAGCGGGGGTTGAACGCCGGCTGATCGGAGGGGTGGACGAACCGGCAGCCGAACAGCTCGATGTCGTCGTCGGTGGGGTTGGCGGGGAATGAGACGTTCGGGTTGTCTCGGCGCAGTTGCCAGAGGCTGAACGGGTATTCGCTGGTGGTCAGGTTGATCAGGTTCATGGCTCCTGGAGTTGGTCCGCGATCACGTCGCGGATAATGCGCATTCGCAACTGCTGACGCAGTTCTTCGGCTAGGCGTGCCTCTAGGTCGGCGCGGAACTCGGCGAGGTCGGCGTTCTCGGGATGCTCGGCCTGGATCTTGGCGATAGCCAGTCGGTAGTTGTCAATGTTGATCTGGTAGCCCAGAATCTCATTGTCGCGAGCCTCAAGGGCTTGAGTGAGGATGTCTGTTTTGTTCATTCGTTGAAACGATAGGCAACAGCGCCAGGAGAGCTCTGACCTGCTTGGGCTATTGCAGCTCCAGTTGGAGAGAAACTGCAACACCAATAACCACTATAATCAATAGTAGTATTTATGCTAGCGTAGCGGGCGCCGAAACCCGAAGCAGACCATTCGTAAACTGATAAATAGGGAATAGCATTAGCGGTAAGTGCGATCGCGTTACCAGTAGGTGAAAAACTCACAGACCAGCCATTGCTAGCTGCTAATGTGACAGGATTGGCATACTTAGCGCCAAACCCAGAGGAAGACCATGCCCATGCCGTGATGTAAGGCGAGGTGTTATGGCCAACGGCTAGCGCGTCACCCGAAGGCGAAAAACTTAGATTATTGGTATGCGAGAAACTGGCTTGTGGTGTTGCAGGGTTTGAGTACCGTGTCCCAAATCCAGACGAAGACCACCGGTAAGCATAAGTTGCTGCTGCAAAAGAAACCGCGACCGCGTCGCCTACAGGAGAAAATGCCACCGATAAGCCAATATCAGTTGGCAGGGAAGACGGATTAGCGAACTTGGTTCCAAATCCTGAGGAAGACCATCGGTAAGCTGAGATAAAAGGGCTTACATTATGTGCAATCGCGACAGCGTCACCTGCGGGGCTAAATGCGATTCCATTGACGTTGCTGGGTGGCAATGTAGCAGGATTAGCGTATTTAGTGCCGAACCCGGTCGCGGACGACCAGGGCCAGGCATGAATAAATGGAGTACCAACCTGACCCACAACGATTGCATCACTAGCTGGAGAGAACACAGCATCGTTACATTCGCCAGTCGGTATAGTAGTCGGGTTTGCATATTTTGCTCCAAACCCAGATGAGTCTGACCAAGCGTAGACGAATATGTACGGTGAAGTGGTCGAAGCGACTGCGACGGCATCTCCGCTTGGGGCAAACTTAACGCTATTAGCGATGTTCCCTGGAGTCGGGGACGGAGATGCCAGTTGTCCGTTGAAGCCGATTCCAGAGCTATTTGTAGGGCCCAGTAGTGCATTGCGACTTAGCATCATGCCCTCCCCTTCAGTGGTGCAACCTCAATGGTCGTAGTTCCCCCAACCACTTCAATCACGATCTTCTCAGTCTGACTTGCCGTTGGAGTCATGGCGCTGCCGCCGTCCCACTTGACGGTGTAGCCGCTGTTGCCGGTGAACCAGCTGATGGTGCCGCTGGTGTACGCGAACGAGAGCACTCCGCGCCACAGGTAGCCGCTGGGGATGTTGGCGAGGTTGGCGAGGTTGATCGTCGTCGCCCCGGCGATCGCGGCGCTGGTCACGAACTCGTTGCCGGCCTGAACGTTCAACGAATAGGTGCCGCTGCTGGCCGTGACAGTCAGCCGGCGCTGGGCCAACGAGTCAGCGATCACCAGATCCCAGCCGCTGACGGCGGCGGTGCCCAGGCCGAGCTCCGCAAACTGCGGTGTCGAACTGGTGCCCAGGCCGAGATTGCTGCGAGCAGTGGCTTGATTCGACAGATTCGCCAGGTTGTCGGCCGCGTTGAGCAGCAGGCGCTCAGTGTTGGTCGAGTCGCGGTAGCGAAGCGTGTCGGCAACTGAGTAGAGATCGCCGTAGGTGGGACTGGCGGGTGCGCCATTCGGGAGGGTCAGCTTCAGGGTGGCTGTCACACCGGCGAATGTCGGTGTGGAGCTGCTTCCCAGTCCGACATCTGCAGGCACACCTGCACGGAAGGACGGTGCCGCGGCGGATCCGGTGGCTGGCCCCGCAAAGATCAGATTCGCGCTCTGGTTTTCCCAGGCTGCGGTGAGTGTCCCCGAGCCTGTGACAGGGCTGCCGCTGACGGAGAATTGGGAGGGGAGGGACAGCCCAACGGAGGTGACACTACCGGAACCTGCTCCCGAGCTCGGGGTCGAATACCCGATGACACCGGTGACTGGGTCATAGGTGATGGAACCACTGCCGCTGATACTCTGCCGTGCTCGGGATTGCGTGAAGTAGAGGTTGACGCTGCCCTCGCTGACGGCATCGGTGCTGGGCAGCAGCGTCGAGGGGATCAGGCCCGAGCCGTCCAGCCGGGCCAGGCCGTTGGGAGCATTGAAGGACAGCTCGATGTTCCGCGAGCGGGTCCAGTAGCCCCCGCTGTCCTGCGTGCTGGTGTCAGTGACGGTCAGCGGTTGACCAGACGTCGCTGTGACGTCCGCCAGGAACCGATTCGTGGTGAAGCTGCGGACCGCGAACTGGGTCGGGGCTGTGTTTCCGTCAGAGGCGCCGGTCGAAGCCAACAGCGAGGTGTTGTTGGAGACTTCGCGCAGCTGCTCGCCAACGGTAGAGATACCTCCATTGCGCGAGAAAGGACCGATGAAGTTCAAACCAGATAGGTTGAACTGATCAGTGTTAATCGTGACAGACCCGGACGTGCCGTCAACTTTGAACTGACTGCCGACAGCAAAGTCCCCGAGCTCGTTGGTGTTGCTGCTGTAGACGCGACCATTGTTGGTTTCAACAATGGCGTTCGCAGGAACAGGAACTCCGCCGTTCCAGGGCAGCGCATCGTAGTTCGTGCCTGCCCCCACGAACTCGAAGGTGTGACCAGGGGCGGAAATCTGAGAGCGATTCCTGAAGTCCAGCTTCTGCCCAGCGGAAATGGCGTCTCTCAGACCACCATTGAGACCTGAGTAGAACAGCACGCGATAGCCGGCTCGGGTCGCAGCATCATTCGCAACGGGGTTGCCACTGGCGTCAATCGGCACTGAGCTGGTGACGATGTAAGCCGACGATGGGCAGAAAAAGGCCAGATTGCTGACTGTGACGTTGCCGTTCCCTGCAGGCAGTTGAGTCTTTGTCGTCAGGGTGACCAGTCCGGTGTTCTTGTCGTAGACCGCATCTGCGACACCGTAGTCGGTGTCACTGATCACTGCGCTGCCACCACTGACGTACTGGTGATCCGGTCCTGAGGCCGCCGCGGCCTCGGTGAACGTCAGGGTGAAGTTGCCGGTGCGGGTGTAGGCGAAGCTCTTGCTCTCCGGCAGCTTGGTTGTGGCGTTGCGAGGAAACACCAGCTGCGGGAACATCAGCTGCCCGGCATTGGGCCTGGAAGCAGAACTGCAGGAGAACGACAGCCCGGACAGGGTGACGCTGGCGCCGATTGTCGGCGCGTAGCCGGAGGCGGTGAGAACGGTCTGGCCGGTGCTGTTGTTGTAGGAGGCGCTGGTGATGGGGTAGCTGGTCCCGCTCACCGTGACGGTGCCGCCACCGACGAACTCGTGGGTGATCGTGCTGGTGGCCAGGGTGACCGTGAAGCTGCTGCCGGCGGTGCTTCCGCCACGCGCTGAGATGGTGACGGCGTTGCCGGCGCTGCCCAGGCTTCCGGCCGTGGGGTACTTGATCTGACGACCCAGACGATTGGCGGTGAAGCCGGTGACGTCGATCTCGGTGGCGCCCTGGCGTAGGAACTGGTAGGCCCCAGTGGCCGACCCGCTCATGTCGATCGTGCTTCCGCTGGGCGTTGCAGAAACCCGGAA